GTTGGTGTCCATATCGCCCATCGCGGTGTTGATTGCGACTAGCAAGGCTGCCGCATCCGCGAGTGTTGCCGGAGTCGCGGCCAAAATAGAGGCCGCAGAAGCGTAGGTTGCGAATCGGTCAGCGTCCAGTTCCGGCACGAGTTTAGTCCGTATGTATTCCGCCAACACGTCCATGTAGAGCCCGCCAAATTCAGCTTCGTCCAGTGCATCGATGGAGAATTTCCTCGCACGGTCGTAGTTCGGCGTTTTTGTTTGCCATGAGGCGGTGGCGTCTCCACCAACGAATGCTCCACCGCGCGAAATATCGGCAGGGCCATCGACAGAAATTTTCTTGATTTTGATCTCTTTCCCGACGATTTGGATTTGTCCGTTGTCGAAGACAGAGGTCAGGGCTGCGGCCTTATAGATAAGGTCCGCGGCTTGTTGGTATTGAACGGGTAATGTAATGCTATTTGGCATGATTTATGCCCTCCTTGAGTTTATTTTGTAATCTTATCGATTGCTTCTTTGCCGACGTATCTGGCAGCAATCTCGGCAGCGGTTTCATTGCCAGTGCCTGGTTGCTGTTGGTTGATTGGATTGCCGAAGCGATCGATTTGTGGCTTTGTTTCGACGCTGTCGAACAGATAAGCGTCGGACTTCTTCAGAGCTTCAATCTGAGGATCAAGGCCATCAAGTTTTCCGTCCTTGATGACGATTTTGGAGTGATCCAGAAGAGCGTGGACCGCTTTCGGGTTCTTTGCCTTGGCAGTTTTGAGGCTGTCCTGAAGCAAGTAATCTCTTTCACGTTCTGCAATCCTGGTCTCGTATTCAGCCTTGGTCTTTTCGTTTGAAGATGTGAGTTCGGCAATTTTGGCGGTCAGTTCTTCTTGGCTCTTCGCAGCTTTCAGTGCGGCGGTGAGATCCATTTCGAACTTATCAGCCCGTGCCTTGTGGTCCTTTGCTTGAATATTGACTTCATCGAAGCGTGATTTGGGGATATGATTCTCCTGCAGTTCGATGACAACGTCCTTGTCTTTCAAGGCGGTATCGATTTGCTTAAAGAGGTCATCCCCGAGTAGCGATCTAAGGTCGCTATGGATAGTTTTAACTGACATGATAATTGATCCTTTCTCACTTGTTGACGCGGTGGTGTCCGCTTTTAGGATGGAGGCTATCGCTTCCCAGCGAGTTAAAAAAAGACCCGGAGGTCTTTCGTTAAACCGATGTTTCTACTTCTTCGTTCGTGACTCTTGTCCGCCATGGGTAGTATGCTCTTTGGTTTCGGAGAGAGTATCGCTCATAATCTTTCATGAGTTTCTGCCATTCCTTCTGTAGGCCATTGGCCCCCTGATCATCGCCCGATTTGTTTGCCAAGCGTTCCTGGATTTTGAGGTTCCGGATCCCCCGCTCATACTGCCTTTGGCGGTTGTTGATGGCATTTTCCCGATTGATTGTAGCTTTGTCGTACTCATTTGGTGGACCCGATTTCGGAGTATCTTCAATCAATCTGTGTCGGCAGTTATAGCCATTGATGATGCCGTTGCCATCGCCTCTTGGTCCGAGCAGCGCTTCATCGAGTGGTGTGTACTTGATGCCATCGATGGACCCAGAGGACCCGTCCATAGAATAAAGCCGGCCTTGATAGGGCGCACACCGTGGTGATGCATCCGGGTGGCTTGAAGTCCACACTAACTTGACGCCATCTGATTCAAGGCGTTTGATATCTTCCTGGTTCGCTTCGTACCGAGCCTGCATCTCCGAAAAGTTGCGGAGGTTGACCTTGTATGGTTTTCCGTTCTTGTCGATTCGTTGGAGATTTGCAGGATCCGAAGCCAGTACCTTGATCTGGTCCTTGACCCGTTTCTCGTAATTCTCGATGATTGCGAGCCCGGCATCGTCCTTTGTGAGAAATGGTCGGAAACGGTCGATGACTTCTTTTTGCACATTTGCCTCTGCTCCGATCATCTCAGCAAGGTTGATGCTATAGGTCTTAGCCTCGACCCGCATTCCTAATATAATATTTTCCCACTTTGCGAGTGTTCGGATCATTGAGGCGTTAAGCACTTTCATTGATTCGGTGTATAAATAGTGCCATTTTTGAGCGTTGATTGCCAATGACATTCGAGCGCTTTCGCGGATTGAATCTGGTAGTTTCCCGGATGCCTCTTGAATGATCACGGCGATTCGCTTCTCAATCTCGGCTTTTGATAGGTTTTGGTAGTACCCTTCGACGATGGTCTCTTTGATTCTCGTCTGCGCATCCTGGACGATTGTCAGAGGTCTTTCCGCGATGTTTTCTTTCGGGCTGCTGATGGTTCGTACCACGGTCAGTCACTCCCTGAAGATCTCTTTCAGCGTCTTCTCGTCAACATTTTCCCATTCGTACTCGTCCGATAAAAACGACCCAGAATCGCGCCGGATGTAATAGGCTTCCTCATCATTCAGGTATAGTTTGCCCTCGATCCGTACGGATTTTGGAGCATAGAACAGCGTCTCTTCGTCGTTCATAACGTATTCTCTGGTAAACCACAGATACTTTGTTGTCAGCAGATTTGAATCAACATCAGCTCTGATTGGGTCCTCAAGTGCCGTCATCTCCAAATAATAATTTTCAAGAGGAGATCCACAGCCTGTGGCCAAGAGCAAGATAAACACAAGCGATATTGCTATGATAAGCCTCTTCATTCTTTGACACCTCCTGTGCCATCATTTCCAAGCAGGTTATCAAGTTGCAAAGCGTTCGGGTTGTCGGTCGACACTCCCTCTTCGAAACGGATACGGCTGACAATGTCCAGTTGTTCTTCCCGTGTTTTCTCTGGGTAGGCTCCTTCAACCGCGGTCTGAGTATCGGCGATTCTGCTCGCCTTAGCAGCCCCCCACATCGCCAGACGTTCTTGTTGCGAAGATTTGATGTAGTCCGGCCATGACACTTTGACGTTGCAGTTGCTGAAGTCGATGTCCATGGCGTCGATTCCCGGTTGGATTAGACTAGACCCGAATGCTTCCCGGAGATATGAGTTGAACTCAAGCAGCTTCAGTAGGATGCTTTCGATGAATGGTTTCCACGTGGTGATCTTGTCTTTGCGAGTTTCGATCGTCTGCTTCTCACGCTCCTGTTGCGATTTGTCGGAAGCGTTCAAAGATTCAAAGCCATACATCCCGAGTGACACCGGGCTGATCTTGGCATTCATGCAGATTTGGCTTACCTCGATCTTCCACTTACCGAGAATGCTTTCGGTCTTGTCGGCAATCACCGATGTCTGAAGCTCTGGCTGTGTTCCTTGCGCCTGGTCAAGATCAAAGTCCTCGAACACGACATTGGTGCGGAACGGATCCCTCATCAGCATTTTCCCTTCGCTGTCTTTCGGCATCCAGGATGAAGGGATAGCTTGCATCGACTTGTTGTCTCGAACTTCTCTGGCGTTCTCACTATAAAGTTCGTCTGCTTTATCAAAGGATCCACAAATCCGGGCATAGTCGCTTGCGCCATATGGTGAGCCTGGAAACTCTGGGTTGGGCAGGATGTTCGGGCACTCGAATGCCAACATCCCTTTGAGCCCAGGAAATGCGATAGACTCTTGCAGGATCCCACTGGTCATTTCAAGCCCTAGGGCCTGCCAGTTTGCAAATGGGATCGCGGTCTCTTTTGATTCCTTGATTTCGTAAAGTTGGTACTGGATGACGGCGTCGCCGATCTCAAGTGTTTTATTCGACGCATTGAACTTGTACTGGTTGAAGTAGACCAGTTCGTCAGCAGTTCGGACCGTCGTGTAGATTTCATCCAGCCGGTATTTCTTCTGTGATCCTGTCTCACCTTTGTTTTCCCACGTCTTGAACTTAATTCCAGTGGTGTGACGGCGCTCCTTGATAATCTCAAAAAGGCGAGCGTCAGCAGCTTCAACGATTGGATAAGGCGTGATCGATCGGTCGAACGAGAGCTTGGTAGCGACATGCCCGCTCCAGGATTGGTCCTCGGCCATTTGGCCGAGAAGCTCGTTGAACTTGGTCTCTTTGAGCAGCACGTCGACAAGCAGATCGTGGATCCTTGCGGATTCTTTCTCGTTGATCTTTTCGCCAATTTTCTCAGTTCCGTCTTCGCCTTTTTCTTTCTTGAAGACCTCAATGTCGATGGTGTAGCCGTTGGACCACAGAATCTCTGACATCTTGTGCGAAAGGATACCAGGCCATCCAGAATGGACCATGACATAGTTAGCGGGCGCTTTTTCCCAGAAAAGGTTCATGTTCACATTTTCGCCGAGGATGCTGCTTGTATGCCGACGGTTCAAAAAATAGTTTCGGATGAGGTACTCGTCGCCCATGTACCAGATGTGCCACTCGGTCAGTTTTTCTGTCCGACGTTTCGACGTCATGTAATTCAACTGGATCTGCGATAGATCCGGATTATATGCCAGTTTTTCTTTCATATTCAGCCTTGCCAACCCCCTTGATAGTTTTCGGTCGTATTGATTATTCAGTGCGGTTTTGATCCATGTGAAGAAGCCCATTAAACCACCATCCTCTTCAACGCGGCAAGGAGTGCATTCATGTGACGAGTTTGGC